TCATGTTTTTTGAAGTTCTCTCATCAATTTACCGAATTTTTCTGATGCTTCTTTTTTTCTGTCTTGAGTAACATGAAGATATATTTTTTTAGTCGTATCTTCATCTTCATGACCTAAACGATCCATTATTAATTCTAACGGTACATCAATCTCTGCTAAAAGTGAAGTATGAGTATGTCGGAATGAATGCGGTGTTAGTTGCTTATTGAAATTCGGCATTTTATTCAAAATTAATTTCATGTGTCTATTCACGATTCGCAAATACCACGGATATCCCATGAATTCACCATAAAGACGTGAGAAAACGAAATCAAAATCTTTATAATGCCTTTCGTGAATGGTTTTAATCTTTTTTTGGTTTAACTGATGACCAATTAACAAACCAACTAGCTCTTCTTCTATATCAATTTTACGAATAGATCCTTCGGTTTTGGGTGGTGTCAGTTCAAATTGGTCGAATTTATTCTTCGGATTATAAAGTGTCTTTGTGATATTGATGGTACCTTCTTCAAAATCTATATCAGACCACTTTAATGCTAACGCTTCTCCTGGGCGCATCCCTGTCCATGCTAAGGTGTTAAAATAAACAAAGTCACCTATTTTACCACTCTGATAACAAACGTCTAAAAATGCCTTTAATTCATGTTTTTCGAAGTATGTATCAGTGATAGCCTCGTTTTCAATTTCTTCAACAGTTTTTATACGCTTAGGAACAATAGTAAACTCTGTTGGATCTTCTAATAAGATTTTCTTCTCTCTGGCATATTTAAATACCTGTTTAGCTGTACCGTGAACATTCGTCAAAGTGTTATAAGATAATTCCTCATGCAGTTTAAAAAGAAATTTTTGATAAACATCCTGTGTGATATTTTGAACCTTAACATGTCCGAAACCTTCATATAGCTTATCTAAATGATAATCTTTTGAACGTATGGTGCTGTTCTTAACGCCACTTTTAACATAGCGTTCGAACCATTCCACTCCTAAATCACGGAAAGTTGCTTTGTTTTTAAAATCTAAATTCCATTTGTCAATCTCATATTCCATAGCGCGAGCTGCTTTGATAGCATCTTTTTCTTTTAAAAAACCTCTTTTAACAATTCGTTCTCTTTTGCCAGTAGTGGGATTAGTGCCGTTTTCAATTACATACATCCACCGTTCCTTACCATTTTTTAATTCATATTTTTGGATAGAAGCCATGTAATTCCCCTCCATTATAAAAGTTAAATTGATTAAATATATATTTTCATATTTATAAAATTTTATGTATTAAGAAAATAGCCTTATCTCTATTTGAAGGTAGAACCAATTTATTCAACATAAATGTCGGAATGCATGCATGGTACATAAAACTGTTAGCTTTCCACTCTTGGTATTCTCTAAACAAAGGAGAGGATTTAGCCTGATTACCAGAATGAAGGTTACCATGACCTAATTCATGGCAAAATTCTTGCCACTGTTTCTCCTTAGGTAATCTAGAATCTATAAAAATTACATCACTGATATTAACTGAATCAAACGGTGAGAAGAATAACGAAAATCCAAGTCGTGACGCAATTATTTTCATATCTAAATGTTCTGGGCTAGTAACGCCAATGCTTATATAAAGGTCTCTAATGTAATCTTCTAAATGAGTATAAACGAAAGTCATAACATCCCTCTTTTGCAAACATATGTTCTTTTGATATTAACAAAAAAATTCACCACAGGAAAGGCGAATTTTAAAATGTCTGGAAAATGTACATAAGAATGTAAAATCATTTCTTGTTTTCTTGTTGTCTTTTCAGCACTTCGTAGAAAACTTCAAACTGTTCTAGTGCATCCAGTAAATTTTCAGGTTGGTTTTTAAAAAATAAATCTTCTCTTGTTAAAAAGAAATCAATGACTTCTTTTTGATATGCATTAAGGTTGTTGTAATCTTCATCAGAAATACCAGCTTGTTTATGTAGAGCCTCTTTATTGTCCGTTCTCCCTAATAGGTAATCTATTGAGACATCATATAAGTCAGCTAAGCTAGATAACATTGATGGGTCAGGTGACCTTGTGCCATTTTCATATCCAGACAAAGTATTACTTTTTATATCTAATTTATCAGCAACGAATTTCTGGAGGTAACCATGTTCTTCTCGTAATGCCCTTAAGCGTCTAGCTAAAATATCTTGGCTCATAAAAAACAACCTTTCTATGTAATCGCTATTATAAATGATATCGCAATTCTCGATTTTTTATATTTAAATTCGCAAATTGTGATAAAAATGTTTGACAATCTCAAAATGCGATGTTAAATTAAGATTAACCAAATCGCAAAACGCGAATATGAGGAGGTGTTTAACATGACTGTAAACAAAATTGCGCCAAACAATCTTAAGAGATTAAGAGAGGAAAGGGGTATCCAACAGAAGTTCGTTGCTGAATATATTGGAGTTTCCGCCAATTATTATTGTCAAATCGAAAATGGTCGTCGAGGTTTATCGACTAAGTATCTACCGAAAATCAGAGAATTTTTCGGAGTAACGTTAGATGAAATTTTTTTTAATTGCGAAATCGCGAAATGCGATTATAACAAAACTGCATAGGAGGAATAACAATGAATCGATTAGTAATCATTCAAAACAGACAAGCTGTAACAACATCATTACAGGTTGCAGAATCATTCGAAAAGCGTCACGACCATGTATTACGTGATATTGAATCGCTTTTAGGGGGTCTCCCCAATTCTGGGGAAGCCCCAATGTTCTACGAAGGAACTTACGAACACCCACAAAACAAACAGCAATATCGTATGTTTTACATGAATCGGGACGGTTTTACTTTACTAGCAATGGGCTTCACTGGTCAAAAAGCCATTCAGTTCAAACTTTCATACATCCAAGCTTTTAATGGAATGGAACGCCAGCTAACACAGCCAACAACAGCCGAATTAATTGCCATGATGGCGCAACAAGGTGTTGAACAAGAACGCCGTCTAAATGCCGTAGAAGAAAAGCAACTTCAATTAGAAACAAAGCAGGACAATATTGCTGAAATCATTGCTCTTAATCCAACTGAATGGCGCAAGAAGGTTACGAATCTTATTAACAAAATAGCTCTTTCACGTGGCGGGTTCGAAGCTTATCGAAATGTCCGCAATGAAAGTTATCAAATTTTAGAAGAACGCGGCCGCTGTAAGCTTGATATTCGTTTAAGCAATCGTAGAAAGGAAATGGCCTTAAACGGTATTTCTAAATCAAAGTTAGATAAAGTAACAAAGCTTGATGTTATTGCTGATGATGCGCGACTAACCGAAATTTACCTAGCGATTGTTAAAGAAATGGCTATTAAGCATCAAATCAAAGCAGAAGGGTTGGGCGCTTAATGTTAGAGCTGATTAGAAAACAAACTTTACTGACAGAATCCTTCGGTATTTCAGTTGACATTAACAAAGACAATGCTCTCGCACTGGTTGAATTAAATGAAGTGCAAGAAACAACTGAAAATAATTATGAAGAGAAAATTGGTGTAACTCTCTCATTAGATTACGAAGAACTAGATGAAATTATCGCAGTTCTACAGTATGCAAGCGATCAACTTAAACGCGGCGGTAACGAGTTTGCAGTTTAAATCAAGACAGGAGGGCTATTATGTTTGACCCTAATTTCATATCTAATATTTTCGAAAAAATCAGACTTATAATTCGCGAGGAAATGGAACAAGTTATGAAAAATATCTCAATCAATAAGTATCCTCACATGTTAAAACAAGAGCATCTTTGCGAAATATTTCAATGTGAACGGAACGCAATTTATAAATTAACTAAAATTGATACCTTCCCAAAATTCGAACATATTCACAGTAGGTATCCAAGGGATTTAGTTTTTAAATGGATTGAAGAAAATACAAATAAAATACAATCCATTGAAAAGTTAAAAGCGAGTTAGGAGAGGCCAGGGCAAATGGCCTCTGTCAAACTACCAATCTAGTAAGAGGTAGGGGCAAATCTACCTCTTATCTCAATAATAAAGCTAACTTAACAAAGAGACCATGCAACGGTTGCATAATATGCAAATTCTGCATAAAAAGGATGGATAAATATGGACTTTGACATTGGGACGTTAATAAAAAAGTGTCGTAAGAAAGCCAAGCTTTCACAAGAGGCATTTGCAGATTTGATGCACACGACACAATCAACGATTAGTCGTATAGAACAAAATTTGATTGCTTGTGAGGCTAAGTTTTTAGCTAGGGCGGCAGCAGTCACAAATTCACAAGATGTTGTGGTAGCTACATTGTTTAGCACGGATGCAGCACTTCAATTTTTACAAACAGTACCTATGTTTATTGGAGGATTATTCAATTGGATGCTTTAGAAAAACTGAATCAACAGATTAATAGAGAGCTAATTTGTATCGATGATTTAACAACTGAAATCAAAATGCTTGCTCGTAAGGGTCAAACCAACTTAGCCAAACAACGAGAACAAGACCTACATAATTCATTGGAACAGCTAGAAAAACTTCATAGACGCAAAAAATTATGGTCGACTGCTGCAGACTTAAAACTTCAAGGAAAAAAAGCGAAAGTGGTGAAGAAGGTTGTGGAAATGGCTAGATAACTATTTTTACTTACCAGAGGATGAAGTGCCGGAGTCACACAGGAAGTTTTGTGTTGGTGCTGCATTAACAATGTTAGTCATTGGTGTACCAGTAATAATTGCATGTTGGCAATAAAAAAGCTGCTTAATCATTGGAGTGATTAAACAGCACTGCGTTTATGTCTATACACATTATAACACAAAACCAGACGTTTGAAATATAAAGTGCTAAAGCACAAAGGGAGCCTAATTATGAAAAGAAAATTTGAGGTTGAAGTTGTAAGAACGGATCGTTATGTAATCGAGCTAGACGAATCGGTTATGAATGAAAGTTGGATGGAGAACTTCTATCAACATATGTATGAGTTTGAGAGTTTAGCTAAACACGCTGACCATATTGCTCAATACCGTGCTCGATTCAATAACGGAAGTTACTATGGTGGCTTTATAGAAGGGTATGGAGAAATTGCATTAGAAGGGAAGGTTAGACAGGATGCAAGCTGGCACTTCCCAGCTGTAAATATCGTAAAAGCAGATGAAGATAATGACATAGAAGTTGATGTAACAGAAATCTAGTATCAGACGTTTGCGAGTCGAAACTCGCTTCCGTCAAGCAGCTTGTAAATGGTTGGTTAGCCGTTTCCTCTTTGGAATTTACAAGCTGCTTGATGGGAAAAGCCATCAAAAAAACCACTGCGCGAACAGTGGCCTTAACAAATAAATATTTACATCATCATACCACAGGAGGGCAAAAAAGATGAAGAAAATTGAGTTGGTAGTTTTAAAATTACGTGATTTCAAGGGCATTAAATCACTAGACATTCAATTAGACGGTGGCAATGCTGAGATTTTTGGCGACAACGAGGCAGGTAAAACTACAACATTTGATGCGTTCTTATGGCTGTTATTCGATAAGGATAGCAACAATAAAAAAGATTTTGCTATCAAGACATTAAACGGTGATGGCACTGAACGACATAACTTGGAGCATACGGTTGAAGGCTCATTCTTAATCGATGGGGTGCCAGTCACTCTAAAGAAAATTTACAAAGAAATTTGGACTCAAAAAAAGGGCGCAGTCAAAAAGGAGTTTACTGGTCATAAGGCTTTTCACTTTGTAGATGATGTACCAATGTCTAAAAAGGATTATACGGCCAAAGTTGAAAGCATTGTAGATGAAGAAGTATTCAAGCTTCTAACATCGCCTACTTACTTTAATGAACAAATGAAATGGCAAGATCGTCGCGCCTTACTTATTGAAATCTGCGGTGACATTTCAGATGAAGATGTGATTGCATCAAATCAATCACTGGCTAAATTAAATGACCTTCTTAACGGCAAGTCGATGGAAGATATGAAGAAAATCATTGCTAGCCAAAAGAAACAGATCAATGACCAACTTGAAATGATTCCAGTACGCATTGATGAAATCAATAAAATGATGCCAGAAACGACAGTAGACATTGAAAAAATGCGTCAACAAGTAGAACAAATCGAAGCTGAAATGGATGAACTACAGCAACAAAAAATCCGTGTGGAAAACGGATTTTCTGTTCTTGATAAACAACACCAGTTACAGAAGTTAGAGATGCAACAGGATGACCTTAAACGAACGTTTGAATCTGATAGCGTGCAAGAAATCAATAAGCTTCAAGTGCGTGTTCAGGAAGCGCAAGGTAACGTACAAATTATTCAATCTGAAATTCGCATGAATGAGGTTGAAAAGCAAGCAATCGGTCGTGACATTCAAGCGTTTACTGGTCGTATTACGCAAAATGAAGCGTCTATGCAGAAGTTACGAGAGGAATTTGCTTCATTAAATGCATTGACTTTTGAGTATTCGGATGAATGCGAATGTCCCACTTGTAAACAGGCATTGCCAAAAGAACAAGTTGAGGCTGTTCGCGCTGAGGCTTTAGCGCAGTTTAATGAGCGCATTTCTAAGCGTAAGGCTGAAATTAAAGCAGAGGGGCCAGTATTCGCCGATGAGAATACTCAAATTCAAGCGCAAATTCAAACAAAGAACGAGAAGCTCAATTCTGTTCTAATCCCTAAATCTAAGGAGCTAAACGATAAATTAGCCGCAGCAGAAAAAGAGCTTGTAAAGTTTAATGAAAAATTACAACAAGCTCAGACATCGGTGCCAGATGTGACAGTCACTGATGAATACAAATCTATCACTCTACAAATTGAAGGGTTACAGGCTGAAATTAAGCAGTTGAATGAACATGCTTATGAAGCTGTTGCTGGTATTGATGAAGAAATAGAAAAATTAAAGTTCATTCGTAACGGCTACAACAATGCTTTATCTCAACATGCAAACATCGAAGCGAGTAAAGAGCGAATCATTGAGCTTGAAGATCAACAGGTGAAACTTGCTCAAGAGTACGAAAAACTAGAGCAAACTACATTCCTTATCGAAGAATTTATCCGAACAAAAGTAAACATGCTCACTGAACGTATTAACAGCAAGTTCAAATACGCACGATTCAAGCTATTTGATACACAAGTAAATGGTGGATTAAACGAAGTATGTGAAACGACATTTAAGGGCGTACCTTACGGCACTGGCCTTAACAATGCAGCGAAAATCAATGTCGGCTTAGACATCATCAATACACTATCAGCTCATTATGGCATCCTAGCACCTATTTTCGTAGATAATGCCGAGGCTGTAACCAAGTTTATAGATGTGGAAACTCAACTTATTAGCTTAGTGGTTTCTGAAAAGGACAAGCAGTTACGAGTTGAATTAGAACCAATCGAATATAAGGAGGCAATTTAACATGGAATTATATGAACAAACGACCGTTTTTAATTCAAAGCTGGCAGGTAAGGCAGTACACATTAAAGGCCACGATGTAGATGGTGAAGAATATGACCGTGTTTTCCTTGTGAAGTCAGTAGACGGTGAAAATCTTACTTTAGTTAATTGCCAAGGTAAAGTAATTTTTTTACACATGGAAAGCTTCGATTCTTTTGATAAAGAAGCGTTAAAACTTAAAGTATTGGAGGCAATGTAACATGACTTTCGATGTGGGAGAGAAAGTGAAAGTTACAAATAATGATGGCACTGAAACATACACAGGGACAATTTATAATTACAACGATTTTAGAGAGCCTGGTATGGAGTATGCAGTATTTTTAGATGATTTAAATGAACCAGTTTTTGTTGGCGAAAACCAATTATCGAAGGTTAAAGGGGATGTTCATTAATGACAAATCAATTAGCACAACAACAAAACCAAGTAGCTCCAAAAGAAAAACAAAACGCTTTTGTTACACAAGTAGCGAAAAAGATTGAGGAAATGAAACAACAAGGTCAAATTAACTTGCCAGATAACTATTCTGCAGTTAATGCCTTACAAGCAGCTTATTTCACGCTGACAGCCGTAGATTTCGGTAGTAACAAAGCATTGATTGATAAAGTAACTCCTGAATCAGTAGCCTTTGCTCTCCAAGACATGGCAATCCAAGGGTTATCTGTAGCTAAAAAGCAGGGTTATTTCGTGCCATACGGTGACAAATTGCAGTTCTTACGCTCTTATCATGGTACCCAAGCAGTCCTTAAAAGATTGAATGGCGTAAAAGATATTTGGGCAAACGTTATCTGGAAAGGCGAAGAGTTTGAGGTCGAATATAACGAACGAGGTCAACTAGCTTTCAAAGCTCACAAAGTAAATTGGAAAGCTGCCACAGGTAAAAAAGAGGATATCGAAGGTGCTTATTGCATTATTGAGCACGAGGACGGCAAACAGTTCTTAACGGTTATGACAATGGATGAAATTGCAACAGCATGGTCAACAGCTAAAACGCAAAATGTCCAAAATAAGTATCCGCAAGAAATGGCGAAACGTACAGTTATCAACCGAGCTTCAAAAGCCTTTATTAATACATCCGATGATAGTGATCTATTAATTGAATCTGTTAATCGAACAACAGAAAACGAGTTTGAGCCAACGGTAAAAGATATGGGTGACATTGAAGAAGTGAAGCGAGAAATCGAGCAAAACGCTAACTCAGAAGTAATTGATTTTTCTAATGAACCTGCTGAAAAAGTTGAGGCGACAGTAGTTGTCGAAACTAAAAAGCCAGTACAACAACAGCAAGCATCATTCACTGATGGACCAGGTTTCTAATGATCCAAATCAAGACTCTAGCAACAGGAAGTAAAGGAAATTGCTATCACATTACAGATGGTAGCACCCCTCTACTCCTAGAGTGTGGTATCAGCTTCAAACAGATACAGCAGGGCGTTAATTTCGAGACTTCAAGCCTTGGTGGTGTACTTGTTACCCATGAGCACAAAGACCACTGTAAAGGCGTGGAATCGGTGTTAAACCGAGGGTTAGATGTTTACATGTCAAAAGGTACTCAAGAGGCGTTACAGCAACAGCATCACCGTATTGTTACAGTCGAAAGCAAAAAGCAGTTCAGAGTTGGCACATGGACGATATTACCATTTGATGTGAAGCACGATGTAAATGAGCCTTTAGGGTTCCTCTTACAAAGTGACAACGGTAGCAAGCTGTTATTCGCAACAGATACTTATTATGTGAAATACCGATTCACTGGTCTAACTCACATCATGATTGAGTGTAATTACGACCAACAAACATTGGATAACAACGTAGAAAGTGGCCGTATTCATCCAGCAATGCGTAAAAGGGTTATGAAGTCACATTTTAGCTTAGAAAACCTTATAGAATTTTTTAAAGCTAACGACTTATCCAAGGTTGAGGAAATACATCTACTGCATTTATCAGATGGCAATAGCAACGTAGAGCGCATCTTTAAAGCTGTTGCAAGGACAACAGGCAAGATGATTTTTATTCCGTAGGAGGACGAGAAAATGAAATTAGATGGAAAATGGATTATCACTTTTGATGAAGAAAAATGGGAAGCAAATAATTTCGGCGAATTTGATTCAAAGGAAGAGGCAATTGCTTTCATAAACGAAACTGGCACAATCCAATTGTTTGATATCTGGCTAGATGAAATAGGCGACGAGCCAGATCCTGAACAAACAGGTGTAACTATTTACGTAGGCAAATGTCAAGAATTTGTGCCGTCTATAAACGTTGATACTGTATTAGATGAAATCGCTGAAAATGCTTCTTGGGTTGGTGGAGACTATGCGGATGATTATTTAAACCACGTTCCAAAAGATGCACGGGAAGAATTAGAGGTAAAAATCAATTTGGTATTAAGCGAGTGGATTGAAAAACATAAATATCACCCTACTTTTTATTCGATTGAAAACATCGAAACTATAGAGAAATCTTTTGAAACAGTAAGTCTGTAATTAAAAATTTGAATATTGCGACATAAGGAGAGGCGAGGGCAAATGGCTGGAATATACAGAGAACGAAAACGTGCGATATTTTCTGCGCTTTGTAGGGAGTTCGGTAAATCAGAAGCGTATGACCAGTATTCTTGGGGCTATAAAGATAAAACGTGTAAAGTGTGCGGTGCTGAGGTGATTGATTATTCAGAGTGGCATGATACAGGTTACGAAACTAAGCATTGCACAAATGGTTGTTGGTCAATTAAAACGTACGGGCTGTCAATTGAGTTCAAAACAAGAGGTTTCTATCAAAAGGTTACTAAGGTTCGTTCTTTGAATTATAAGGCTATCAAAAGCATGTGGAATCATGCAGAGAATCACTTCAATCAAGCTTTACAGAAAGAACGTAGACGAGTTAAACGAATGAAGCGTTTAACACATCGAAAAAGCAAATAGGAGGGGTCAGGGCAAATGGGCATCATCCGAGTGGCTAAGAACAACAACTATGTAGTGATGAATCGAACTGCATTAAACGACAACCGGCTATCTTGGAAAGCTAAAGGCATAATGGCATATATGCTTTCAATGCCAGATGATTGGGTGTTTTACTTGGACGAATTAATGACACACTCAACTGATGGTAAAGCGTCATTTAGAGCTGGTTTCAATGAGTTAAAGACATGTGGCTACATCGAACGAAAACCTATTCGTGAAGGGCAAAGAATTAAAGAATGGGAAACGGTTGTTCATGAAGTACCTATAAATTCTCTACTTACCGATTTTCAAGAAGTAGAAAAGCAAGAAATAGAAAACCAAGAAGTAGGTTTTCAAGAAGTAGAAAATCGAACACTACTAAGTATTGATAATAACCAAGTATTGAATAAACCAAATACTGATAATAACCAAGTACTGACTACAGACATGCAGCAAGCTCAAAGGCTATATGAATTCTTTGTCAGTCGTCTGCAAAAGTTCCCTAGTGATAAGTTACGAGATGACATTGACTACTATCTAGCAACTTACCATGATGCTGATCTAATTATCGAAGCATTTGAACGAGCGCTTATAAATGGCCGAGTAACAAATAAAGAAAAATACGCTAATGGCACATTACGTAACTGGAAACATGAAGGAACAACATCTATCGAACTATTAGCTAAAAAGGAGGCGCAGCAACTTGCAAGCAATCAGCACAACGCTACAAAAGGACAACGTACTACACAAAGTGAACTCGGGGTTGATGTGGGCTTCTAGTAAATGTGAAAAGCATGATATTCAACTGATGATTGTGAATGGCGAAGAATCGTGTCCTAGATGCTTTTGTGAAAAAGAAAATGCTGCATTCGAAGCTGAATTTAAAGCCGAACTTCAACAACAGCAAGCACAAGTTAAGTTTAATACACTCTCAAATAAAAGTTTGGTACAGGACAAAACATTACTAGATGCAACATTTGATAGCTATATTGCTGAGTCAACTGAGGAACAAGCGAACAAACAACAAGCATTGCGATATGTTGAAAGATACCAACAAGGGCACCGTTTCAATCTTTGGTTTAACGGTAAGCCAGGGGTAGGGAAAAGTCATCTGTCTATGAGTATCTTAAAGGCGCTCAATAGCTTACATGATTCATGTTTATATATCGACATCGATGAAATGCTAAGAAAGATAAGAGCTAGTTTTAATGATAAAGAATCTCCATTTACAGAACAGTATTTCATCGATCTACTAACGAACGTTGATTACTTGGTGTTGGACGATTTAGGAGCAGAAACAGGAAATATTGATACGAGCAAACAAGCCACAGATTTCACTAGCAAAATATTACGAGCTGTTGTAAATGGACGACAGGATAAATCAACAATTGTTACTACGAATCTATCGAGTAAAGCGCTAATGAATATGTATGATCCGAAGTTAATTAGCCGCATGATGAAGAATTTAGAAACGATTATTTTTATTAAAACAACGGACAAGCGTATTAAAAATATTGGATTTTAGAGGGGCGTACTGCCCCTTGATTGGAGGGTGAAGGGATGAACACAGATATTCAGTTTTTGAAGGACTTGCAAGAAGAGTTAAATACACAACCAAACGATGGAAATGCAGCACCTAATTTTTGGGGCTTGATGGATTACAAGTGGACTCCTACAGCAGAGGGGTTTGAGGACAGAACGTCAATTTTTCTACCAAGATGTGGTGAAGCGTGGGAGCCAACAGCGCTGTATGACGATTTCGTCGATGGTGAAATTGAAGTTTCTGACGAGGCATTAGAGGACTTACATTCTACAGATGCATCTAATGATGAGGATTTCTTAGCATGGATAAAATGCTTTTATGATGATGAAGCCTACATTGTCTATGAGAAGAAAGAAAGCTTTATAGTGCCAGATAGAATGTTCATCACAAAGGCTGAGGCTCAGCAACATATCAAAATGAATCATTATCATTACACAAAAGATGTAGCGATTTATACAGATGAAGCTCACACATACGCAATGACAGCATGGAGAGCACCAAAGGTAGAGAGATTACTTAATATTCTAATGTCGTTTGATTGGGAATCAGTGCAAGTAAAGGAGAGTGTAACGAATGGCTGAAAAAGTGAAGGTTAGCCATAAGGTTGCTGAGGCATACCAAGAATTATTGGACAAACACGAAGGTAATTCATTAGCAGTTGTTTACGAATGGTCTGAAAAAATACTACCTCATAAAACTGATTCTGTATTAAAAGACGTTGACTGGTTTACGTTGTTGGCTTTAATGACTGAAAACTATGAAGTTATTGAATTAAGGCCAGAAGAGAAAATTGCTGAAAAACTTAATGAAGAGATTTTGAATGCTATGGACTCAGTATTTCATGAAGGGGTTTATTACACGCTAAATACATTAGGTATCAAAATCGAAGGGGTGAATTAATAATGAATCCAACATTTCTAGGCTTTGGAGTAACACCGTATGCAGTCATCATTTGGCGTGATGGGGATGAGGCTAAGTCGAAAACAATTTGCTTCGATGAACTGGAATTACAAGTGGCACTGGCAATGCACGATAATCCTAAAGGCTTTTATCACCAGTATGAGCCAAAGGTTTACTACCCAGCGCAGAGAGAGGAAATGATTGCATGATTAACCGAGTCGTATTAGTTGGCCGATTAACAAAAGATCCTGAATTACGCTACACACCGAATGGCATTGCATCATGTCGCTTCACAGTAGCCGTTAACCGTACATTCAAAGGGCAGAACGGTGAACAGGAAGCCGACTTCATTAGTTGTGTTGCTTGGCGTAAACAAGCTGAGAATTTAGCTAATTTCATGAAGAAAGGTAATTTAATTGGAGTTGAAGGACGTATCCAAACAGGCAGCTATGAAGGGCAGGATGGTAAGCGCGTTTTTACAACTGATGTTGTAGCCGATAGCATCCAATTCTTAGAGCCAAGAAACAGCACAGGAGGCGCACAGAACACGCCAAACTATCAATCTTGTACAAATACAGGTGGAACGAGTCAAAACCCACCACAGGGCAATTATGGTAGTCAAAACAAACAGCCAAGTTATACGAGAGTGGATGAAGATCCATTTGCTAATAGTAAGGGGCCGATTGAGGTATCAGAAGATGATCTCCCTTTCTAAAAATAAATTGAGGTGATAGATATGGTACCACTAAGAAAAATCACCAAGGCTAGAACATCACGAGAGTTAGAGAGATTGATTGAGGATGACAAGGAAAGAGGTTGGAACGTAGCAAGTAAGGTTAATCATTTTCCGTATCATTCACGACCGTATCAAATACTAATGACATTCGAAACAGACAAGGAGCGTGTGAGTTTATGAACTTAACAAAATTATTTGAAACACAGGCAGCATTGGACGAGCACATCATGCAGGAGCATCCAGAGTTACGAGGACAGAACAATCTTGATTGGAAGTTACTAGCGCTACAGGTTGAACTAGGGGAATGCGCGAATGAGTGGCGTGGATTTAAGAAGTGGAGTAATAACCAGGAGCCGAGGACAGTGGAGAGATTAACTTCTTACTATGCAGCACAACAAGGATTAACAAGGAATCCACTACTTGAAGAATACGTTGACTGCTTGCATTTCATTTTGAGTATTGGGTTGGAAGATCACACTTATGTTCAATTCGGAGATAAATTCAGTGGACCTGTAGGACTTGAATTAACGGAGGGTTTTGGTGTTATAAAATACCACAACATTACAACGCAATTCCTGTATCTGTTTAATCAAATTGGAAATTTAACAGATTGCATTTTAGAACGTGAAATGAGTATGGGGGATGAAATTTTTGAGCAGTACAAGCAAACTTGGCAGGTATTTGTAGGTTTAGGTGAAATGCTTGGCTTCACATGGGAACAGGTCGAAGAAGCTTACTACGCTAAGAATAAGGTCAACCATGAGCGTCAAAACGCTGGGTATTGAGGTGCTACATGAAAGAATATGCACTCTTCAAAGGTGAACAGATGGTAGCTGTAGGAACAGTTGAGGAAATTGCTGAGGAACGTGGTGTTAAGCCAAGAACAATTCATTTTTACATGTCTAGGGCTTATCAAAGACGCGCTAAAAGTGAAGTGAATAATAGACTACAGCTAATTAAACTTGAGGAGTAAATACACGCTGCTGGTAGAACGGCATTAGGTTGTTTTATCAGCAGTTAAATAAGAGTGCTAATAGGAGGAGTTTATGATGGCAGAAGAATTAAAGACTGGCTGGATATTACGGTTAAAGAAAGAGTATCAAGAAAACCCAGATGTAGATTCTTATTATTGTGATGAAGCAGATGACCATTTAACTGATGATTTCAAACAAGCAGATTTAATTGTTGATAAAGAAAAGAGCATCGAAGCAATGAAAGCTTACGAACAATATGTAAAAACGGAGTTCGGTGAAGAAGCTATTTGTAATGCTGGATACACAAACTTGATGAAGCATTTTGAATTAGTGGAAGTAGAGTATTTGGATAGCTAGGAGGGCAAACATGAACGTACTCAAAATTGAAATACCAGGTGATGTGCAGGCACAACAACGACCGAAGTTTAGTCGATATGGCAATAACGTGTCTGTACGTGATCCAAAGGAATCCAAAGACTATAAATCATTCGTGAGATTGGTTGCCTCACAAGTTGCGCCAGATACACTTATTACCGAGGAAATAAGGCTACGAATTGATGTGTATAGAAAGATTCCTAAATCATTTAGCAAAAAGAAGCATCAGCAAGCCGTAGATGGCGAGTTAAGACCCACAACTAAACCAGACATCGACAATCTCGCAAAGGGCATAAAAGACGGTCTGAGCAAGGTTATATGGCATGACGATAGCCAAGTGACAGAGTTGTTTGTCCGTAAGTTGTATTCGGATAATCCGAGGGCAGAGGTGACGATTGAGTGGGGTGCTGGAAGTGAACACAGTACGCAAGGAAGTTAAACAACGCAGAGCCCGCTTAATCAACCAGCAGGACCACATAGCTTTTCTCAAATGCAAAGGGTGTCCAAAACGTAAGGCTTATGATCCTAGCAAGAAATGCAGAGGATGCAAGGTTTATAGAGAACTTAGGGGCATTGGAAAAGAGCTTGAGCAGATTAGTCTTTTGCGTAGGTGGGCTAGGTGAGTATTTGATAAAAATTGTGCAGTACCAGGAGGTGATTACTTGAAGCGCATTTTAAATTATGTTGGTTCGAAATGGAATATGGCCAGTTGGATAGTGAACCAAATGCCCGAGCATGAGGTGTATCTTGAGCCATTCTTCGGAAGTGGAGCTGTCTTATTCAATAAATCAGCTGCACGTATAGAAACAGTAAATGATTTAGATGGTAATATCGTCAATTTGTTCAAGGTCATTCGTGAGCAACCTGACGCTTTAGCTAGAGCAATTGAGCTTACACCATATTCACGCCAAGAATATTACCATGCGTTCGAAAAGCTTGAAAAAGATTTAACAGAGCTTGAACGTGCACGCATCTTTTTAATTCGTTGTTGGATGGCTAGAGGTGGTAAAACCTCTGACAGAACAGGTTGGCGCCATAATATCGATACGGTAACAGTGAACGCTATTCCTGATTGGAACGGATTGCCGGACACCATCTTACAAGCTACTAAGAGATTAAAAAATGTTCAAATCGAGCACCAGGATGCTTCAACATTAATTGGACGTTACAACCGTGAGGATTGTTTAATCTACGCAGATCCACCTTATGTTTTAGGAACTCGTACAAAAAGACATTACGCTCACGAAATGAAGGACGAACAGCATATAGCATTGCTAGAGACATTAAATAAACATAATGGCTATGTATTACTTAGTGGGTATGATAGCGATTTATATAATGATTTGTTAAAAGGTTGGAGTAAGTTAACGAAGATGGCCACAACCGACGCAGCTACATCCAAGCAGGAAGTTTTATGGATTAATCCAGCTGTAACGGAAAGACATAAGCAGCTAAGTATTTTTGATGTTGGATGAGAGGAGAATGGAAATGGAAAATACTAAATGGGTTTACATCCAATCAGAGCCAGGGCTTTATACAGTAGGATTTTATGCACCGAATGGAGAGTGGCATACAGATAGTGACCACGGTAACCGCGAAGAGGCAGCAGAGCGTGTGCATTATTTAAATTGTGGCAGAAAGTAGTTACTGCACAATATGACCACCAGGTAATGTTCGTGTATGGATCCTGAAAACTTGCTACGGATCCATACCATTGTTCGGAAATGATAAATATTGTTCAGAAGGGAGATTGTTATATGAGTGAAAATAATAGAGAAATACTAGAAGGTCTTGACCCATTATTTAAAAAGGCTGAAAAAGAAGGATTATGGTTTTATTCCACTTACCAGCATTTGTGGTTTTCTCCACAGGAATTGAAGAATCAACATTTAAACGGAAGATTTATATGGGATGCAGTAAATTGGACTTTAAGAAGTCCACATGAAAAATTAAAGCAACTTGAAGATCAGGCAGTTGAACTTAGTAAAGAGATAGAGGATTTTAAACGTAGAATTAGAAACTACTGAACAATTTGAGGGAATTATTTATTAAAAAAAGATGGGAGTTCCCATCTAATTAAATCACTTATCTAACTTGTTAGAAATTTCCTTCAAAATCTTATTGCGTTCCTTATGTATGCTTAAGAATTTAATTGCAAACCAAATTACAAATATTAAGGGAACAACGGTAATTAGTATTGAAATCCAATCTATTATAACGAAGCCTTTGTCTTTTATAGTCATCATTGAATCCATTAAGGTATAAACCTCCTTTTAGGATTATTATACCATAATAGTAAATAAAAAGCCGCAGCGTTTGCAGACGCTACAGCTCGAATTGGTACATGCCCTTCTAGGCTAATTAGATATCAGTATTATAGCATACCTACTTCAGTGGGCATAGGAGGGCAAAACTATGACAAACTATCAATCTACGGCAAGAAAAATGGAAGAAAAGAGTGATATGTTCGAAATCATCACTCAAATGATCAAGGATTTCAAATGGATGCGCAATGAGGTTCAAAGGCTTCAAAAACTTTTGTATGGGCACAGCTTACCTATTCAGAATTGGGGAGTAGCGCAGTATGGAGTAGAGGCAGCAATGCCGAAAGGTTCTAAGGGCAAAAGTATGGCAGAGATTAAACGTATCGAATCACTTGAAGAAAAGCGTAATAACCGATTAAGACGATATGAGACAGAGGTTTATTTATTAGAAACGCTGGGAGATACGCTTCAAAATGAAACGCAAAAGGTTATATATGATTGCTTACTTGAAAGCATGTCGTACAGAGAAATAGGGTTACACCTTATGATCTCAAAAGACAACGTGCAAAAGCAGAAGAAAGAAATCATTCAACAACTAATCGAGAATGAGCAAATGGAAACATTTCTGTTATATGGCGAATTCGATTGATGGTCAAGACAAAATAGACAAATAAGACAAAATAGACAGTTTAGACAAAAAAGTGCATATTTGTTTTCAATAATTTTCTCAAGGTAAAATGAAGGGGAGGTCGGACAGGTAAATGTTTCTTCCCTTGGTATTTATGTAAAACTAAATATTATGGAAAGACAGACCGACGACCGACCTGCGCTTGTCAGATTAGTCCGGAGCGCGACATACATGGCCGGCCCATATTTTTTAAAAAGATTAGGTATCTTAATTAATAATAAGGGCTAAAAATCGGAATAAGGAGTGGTTATTATGTGAACTTCGTCCCCTTTCCATTTTGATCAGTCAAACTTACTAAACGTGCACGGAAATGCACTAACACAATTCGATTACAATAATTAACGTGGAGAAGAAGCTCTGCCACGGTTGCTAAAAGTGAGCTACTCGACATTTACCACAATAGAATAATAGACGAATGCAAGACCCCTTGAGCGGATTCGAGGGGTTTTTATTTTGCTTTGAAAACTGCATCAAACAGCCAAAACGCTTTGTGTCGAGAGGGTAGAGTTTGGTGTGGTTTTGAAAGCGAAAATTAATTACATATATTTCATCTTCTGGTTTATGATTGAGTGGGAGGTGTAAGTATGCAAACAATTACTTATGATTTAGGCAATCTAGCTGATTGGATTAGTGCAATAGGAACAATAGGAGCATTACTTTACGCAATTTTTTTAGCTACTAAAGATACTAGAAGTAAATTAGAGATAACAGTTATTAATGACAAACAAAGATGGGCGATAAATGGAGGCAATCCAAACACCTATGAATTTTGTATAGTTAACATAAGACCTAGAGCAGTTCATTTACGCTCAATGAGTATATTTGTAAAAGAAAGATTCAAAAAGAAAAAAAGAATAAATAAAATGACTGATGGTCAAGACCCTTTACTCGGATCATTACAATTCGGAGATATAAAAACTGAGCCGATATCCGTTAATTTCCAATTGCTATGTGAAAATATCGGTATAAATGTAAGTGAAAAGACTAATTTTTATGTAGTTTTTGAGGATATTACAGGAAAAAAATATAAAAAGAGATTTAAAATAGACACCTAATGAATTTTTTAGGTGTTTTTTTCTTTTGACTAAAACTAGCAACTAGCATAATGGGGTGATGCCATTGATTGAACGAAAATTAACAGTAAAACAACAAGCTTTTGCTGATTTTTATATTGAGCTAGGGAATGCCACAGAAGCTTATTTAAAGGCATATCCGAATGTGAAGAAGGAAGCGACTGCAAGGGCTAATGGAAGCAGACTGCTAACAAATGCTAACGTTAAGGCTCATATAGAAGAGCGCATGGAAGAATTGAAGTCCGAGCGAGTAGCTGACCAACAAGAAGTAATGGAAACATTGACAGCAATTCTCCGTGGTGATGCGACTGCAGCAACATTAAGAAGCATCGATGTCGGTGTACAAAAGATTGAAGAGAATATGCCACCAACTATGACAGAGCGAATAAGAGCTGCTGAACTAATAGGAAAACGACATGGCTTATGGATTGATAAACAAGAGATTAATGCGACTGTTACGCCTGTTTTCGTGGATGACATAAGTGGTGATAGTAATGACAGTTAAAAAGCTATCTGAATTACTACCACTAGCATTCCATCCAGTATGGCGAGCGTCCATTGCAACCGATATTTTAAATGTCGTATGTAAAGGCGGCCGTGGTTCTGGTAAATCATCAGACATAGCTCATATCATAACGCAGTTACTTATGCGTTACGCTGTAAATGCTGTCGGTATTCGTAAAGTGGATAACACAATTGAGACATCCATATTCGAGCAAATGAAATGGGCCATAAACGAGCAAGGAGTTTCACATCTCTTTAAAATCAATAAGTCACCGATGCGGATAACTTACATTCCGCGTGGTAACTACATGATTTTCCGTGGTGCACAAGATCCTACTCGCATCAAATCATTAAAGAGTGCAAATTTCCCTTTTGCCCTCGCTTGGCTAGAGGAATTAGCTGAATTTAAGACAGAAGAAGAAGTAACGACCATTACCAACTCATTACTACGTGGTGAGCTTGGAAATGGTCTTTTTTATAAGTTTTTTTACACGTATAACCCACCTAAACGTAAACAGTCCTGGGTGAACAAGAAGTATGAAAGCTCATTTCAGCCTGATAACACGTTTGTTCATAAGTCTACTTACCTTGATAACCCATTTATCTCAAAGCAGTTTATCGAGGAAGCACAGGCTGCTAAAGAGCGTAATGAATTACGTTACCGTTGGGAATACCTCGGTGAAGCGATAGGGAGTGGTGTTGTGCCATTTGATAACTTACAAATTGAAAAAGGTTCAATCACTGATGAAATGGTAGCGTCCTTTGACAATATCCGTAACGGCGTTGACTTTGGTTATGCTACAGACCCATTAGCTTTTGTCCGTTGGCATTATGACAAGAAGAAAAATGGAATCTACGCAATCGATGAAATTTATGGCGTGAAAATCAGTAATCGTAAGTTAGCAGAGAAATTGAAAGCTAAAGGCTACCAATCAGACCGTATTGCAGCAGAATCAGCCGAGCCTAAATCAATTGATGAATTACGCGATGAATTAGGAATAAAACGTATTTATGGCGTGAAAAAGGGACCTGACAGCGTGGAATATGGCGAAGAGTGGCTGGATGATTTAGATTTTATCTGTATAGATCCGAATCGTACCCCTAACATTGCTAGGGAGTTTGAAAATATTGATTATCAAACTGATAAAGATGGTAATCCAATTCCGAGATTAGAGGATAAGGATAATCACACAATTGATAGTACACGTTATGCATTTGAAGAAGATATGGCAAAAAATATAATAAAAATTACTGCCAACCCATTCAGAAGGTAGGTGAAACAATGTTGAAATATTTAATGCAATTAAGAGATAACGGTGTAACAGGAGAAATTGTTAAAGAAGTTGTGGATTATTATCAACCAATATTGAACGAGAGAAAAAAACGCTATGACCGTTACAAAGCAGCGACTGAAGGAGTGCCAATTTTTACTCGTGAATACGAACATGAACCACTCACAGACGCAAAGATAAATAATGATTTCTTTTCAGAGATTGTGGATTTAAAGACTGGCTATTTTTCAGGTGTTGCTGCATCTTATGCATACGACAAAGAATCGCCTGATTATAAGAAAGCGAGCGAGGTACTAACTCGTTTGCAAGTTCGTAGCAATTTAGCTAGTTTGGATAGCCGTACCACGAGGGATTGTGCTATTTGTGGCGTTGCATACCGACTAATGTACGTAAACCCAGAAGGTGAACAACAAGTAACAATGCTAGATCCGACAGAAACGTTCGTATTGTATGAAAGAGATTCCACTATTAGCGAGTTTGGATTTCGTGTATACGTTGATGCTGAAGATAATGTGGCAATTGATGTCCATGATAAAGCGTTGATTTATCATTTTACCGAGATAGACGGTGTATATACGGAAGATGCCGATAATCGAAGGTTGCATATGGCAAGTCTTTGTCCTGTAGTGCAGTATGAAAATAATGATGAACTTCAAGGTGATGCTGAAAAGGTATTAGCTTTAATTGATGCTTACGATCGCACTGTATCTGACTTGAATGCTGAAATAGAAGCACTACGGTTAGCGTATTTTGCAGTGTTTGGCTCAGAGTTAAGTGAGGAAACAGCCAGACAAATGCGAGATGTTGGTGCATTCGGTTTACCAGGTGGTACAGATGCAAAGTTCATTACAAAATCGTGGGATTCAACAGTTATTGAAAAACACTTAGACCGAATTGAACAAAATATTTATCAGTTTAGTAAAACTCCAAATATGAGGGATGAACGATTTGGTAACAACAGTTCAGGAGTAGCCTTGAAATATAAACTATCAGGAATCGAGTCGAAGGCTTCTGTTTTTGAGAGAAAGAAAATCGTATCAGATATTCGAATGTTTCAAGTACTGGCGAGTTCATGGGCGTTGCGCAAAATACATTTTGATCCTTGGCATGTTATTATCGAGCATCATCGGAATATTCCGATGGACCTTAATGAAATTGCAGATGCGGTGTTGAAGTTTAGAGGTATAGTATCAGACCAAACATTACTTTCTCTTATTCCGTTCATTGATGATCCAGCTTACGAACAAGAATTAATAGAAAAACAAAAAGATGGAATACCATCGCTGTTTAAAGATGACGATGATAGTGGTGATGAAGATGGATCTAGAAAAGTACAGCAAGAAACTGGAGCAGTGGGCGGATAAAGAACTCAAGAAGATTGAGGGCTCTATCCGCTTTTATTATCGCCAATTAGTGAATGTAGCACTTGGTGAGTTAGGTAAGATTTACGCTGACTATGAAGATGACGGAGTACTTACTTACGAGAGCATGATAAAGTATGACCGATTAAAGAAGTTTATTGATTCGCTCAATGAGCATGTTGATACGATGTCTATTGAGGTACAAAACAGTATTTCGACCCATCTAGAAGAGTCATATGTTTATTCATACGCATGGATGGGGTGGGCAATTGAAAGTGAAGCTCGAAGGAACCTGCAATATAGTTCTCTAAAAGTCGAACAGATAAGAGCAGCCTTAGATAATCCTGTTAAAGGACTCACCCTATCACAGACACTGGAAAAGAATCGAAGAGACATTATCTACAAGATTCAACAAAACGTAACACAGAGCCTTGTGAGAGGTTCTAGTTACAAGGATTTGGCCACATCTTTGAAAAGTACATTTGAGGATGATTACGAGAAGTCTATACGGGTAGCGCGCACTGAAACGCATCGAGTAAGAGAACAAGGTGCATTAGACAGCGCTAAACGAGCTAATGAAAAAGGCATTGTTATGTTAAAGAAATGGCGCAACATGAAAGATAGTCGTGTCAGAAAGAAATCAAAGGCTAATCACGTAAAGATGGATGGTAAACAAATACCTGTCGATGAATCTTTTGATTTAGGAAATGGAGAAAGAGGTATAGCACCAGGTAACACAGGATATGCGCATCACGATATAAATTGTCGTTGTTTATTGGTTTACGAGATAGCTGATGTTGTTGGTATGACCAACGATGACTTAGCTAATCAAACTTTTGAAGACTTTAGAAATGCTATGAGTTGAAAATATTGAAGAACTCTAGTCGTCTTTGACGGCTTTTTTATTATGTCAAAAATAAATTTGAGGGCTTATGCAAAGCAACTCTTAGAGGGGCGTAAACATAGGAACTCATTAGGAGGAAACAACATGACAAAAGAACAGTTAGATGCACTTTTAGCAGAAGGTAAAATTACACAAGAAGAATACAGTGCCAAACTAAAAGAATTAGAAAGTAGCAATGAGCCGTTAAAAGCTGACGAGATTAAGAAGATGATTGAGTTGGAAGCCCAACGTGCTGCTGACCGTGTTCGGACTGAGTACAACCAAAAGTTAAAAGAAAAAGAGCAGGAACTTGAAACGTTGAAGGCTTCAAAAATGACTGATGAAGAGCGTAAAGTAGATAAATTGCAGAAAGCGCAAATAGAGCTAGAACGTGTTCAAGCTGAACTAAAACAAGCTTCGAATGAACGTCTCACAACTAATGCTCTCGCGAACGCAAGCTTACCTTTAGAAGCGAGCCAATTCATTAAGGGTGATGATGAAAATGCTATTAATGAAAGTACAAAGGCTTTAAAAGAATTTGTAGAAGCACAAGTACAAAAGGCTGTTGAAGAAGCATTCAAAACCAATGGATATACACCTCCTGGCTCTCAAGGTCAAGTAAGTGCGAATCCATGGAAAAAAGAAAGTCTTAATCTTACGGAGCAAGGTCGTATTTTAAAAGAAAATCCAACGCTTGCAAAACAATTAATGGCACAGGCCAACAAATAGGAGGAAATGATTTATGACTACAAAAATTGCAGATATTATTATTCCAGAGGTATTTAATCCATATGTAATTGAACGTACAGCAGAGTTATCAGCTCTAGTACAATCAGGAATTATTGAACGTGACCCGACATTTGATGTGTTAGCATCTTCTGGTGGTAAATTAATTAACATGCCTTTTTTCAAAGACTTAACAGGCGATGATGAAGTGTTAAGTGATAATGGTGCTTTAACACCAGGGAAAATCACAACAGGTCAAGACGTTGCGGCACTATTAATGCGCGGCCGTGCATGGTCCGTCAACGACTTAGCAAAAGCACTATCCGGTGCTGATCCGATGGGGGCTATTGGTGACTTAGTTGCAGCTTATTGGGCACGTCAAAAACAGAAGGTTTTAATCAGTACATTGGGTGGTGCATTTGCATCTACTTCACTAGAGGACAATGTATCTGATATTTCAGGAGGAACAGGCGCAGCTGCGAATTTCACTGGTGAGACTTTCCTTGATGCATCATATAAACTTGGTGATGCAGAAGAAAAACTAACTGCAATTATGGTCCATTCGACAACCCTAGCATCATTACGAAAACAAAATCTAATCGAAACAACGTTTGATTCAGACAATAAACCTATTTACACATATATGGGTAAACGTGTGATTGTAGATGATTCATTGCCACAAGCCGCAGGTGTTTATACATCATATATCTTTGGTGCTGGAGCAATTGCAGAAGGTAACGGCTCTGCACCAGTTCCTACTGAAACAGATCGTGATTCGTTGGCAGGTGAAGATATTCTTATCAATCGCCAACATTTCTTACTACACCCTCGTGGCGTAGCTTTCCAAAATACGTCAGTAGTAGGTTCTTCACCAACGAATGCAGAGTTAGCTACTGCTACTAACTGGAATCGTGTTTACGAAAACAAAAACATTCGAATTGTTCAATTTAAACACAAATTAGCATAAGGGCGCTTAGGCGCTCTTTTATTATTGTGTGAAAGGGGTGATTGCATGAGTGCAACTGCATTTCAGCGAATGCGACGTGAACAGGCTAAGAAAGAAGAAAAAGAAAATAAAGAATCAAAATCGAAAACCGCACCAAAGAAAGTGGTGAAGAATAATGACGCTGAGTGAATTAAAGATATTACTTCAGATGTCGTTAACAGATGAATCATTAGATAAATATCTAACAATGAAACTAACTGCAGGTATTGAATTTGTACAACGTGTTTGTAGTGATGATTTCATGAAAAATGGTGAAGTTTTGATACCTGCGCTTGTGAAGGATGTAGTTGCTGATTATGTGGCTTTTGAATTACTAGGTAAAGGAATTCAATCAGAATCAATCGCAGGTATGTCACAGAGCTTTCAATCTGCTACAGAGAGAGATGTAACATTGACTAATAAGTTACGAGAGGCTGGTTATGTACAGATTAAATTTTTTGCTCTTGGGAGGAAACGTTAGTGGCGAACATCCGAATAAACATATCTGATAATAATCGCATTCCTGGTATCCGAAGAGACTTGAACAAGGCTCGAAGCAAAAAAGCCAAAGTAGGCTATGTAAAAGATAGTGAAATGGCAATGATTGCATCAGTGCATGAATATGGAGCGAGAATAAAAGTTACTGATAAAATGCGAGGTTACTTAGCATATCATGGTTTGCATTTAAAAGCAGAAACTACCCATATTGTTATTCCAGAACGTTCATTTATGAGAACAGGTGCCGATTTGCACCAAGCCGATGTACAAAGGAAAGCAGAGCAACTCATAGATAAAGTGATTGCTGGTAACTTGTCGGTAGAAACATTCTTCGAACAACTAGCTAATGAGCTCAAAGGGAAAATCCAAGAGCATGCAATTGATTTAAATAACCCTGTTAACCATCCATTCACCGTTGAAAGAAAAGGTTCAAGTAATCCTCTAGTTGATAGTGGTGGTCTTATTGACAAAATGGAGGTAGATATCGATTGAACATGTACAATTTTAGTCGGTTGATACGAAAATACAGCACAGATGTAACCTTCATTATTGGCGCAACCGGTGGTGAATGGAATGACGATGGGGAGTATGTTGAAAGCCAGTCAAAAAGTGAAACTAGACAATGTGCTGTTATTCCTTTTGACATAAAAACAATAGCTCAATTAGGTGGTCTTGTAACTCAATCAGATAGGCAAGTATATTCACTGATACCTTTCAAGCATGGTGAAAAGTTCGAGCATCAAGGAATGAAATACAAAATTGATACAAGCCTTGATTTAACGCCGTTTGGTGATTTTTATCGCTATGTAGGCAAAGGAGTGAGTGCGTTTGATCAAATTAAATGAAATACGTCAACCAATTATAAAAGGTTTGAAAGGTTACACGGGAGTGACGGCAATTACAGCCGAAACTACAGCAAAGCAACCTGACTATCCTTTTTTAGCGATAAAGTTCACTACACCTGGTCAAGGTATAGGGCAAGTTACTGAAAAGGTCGAAGGTGATGCTACTGGTGTAATAGAGCAAGATATTGAAATTGTCGTCTCTATAACATGTCACGCTAACGACATTACAGATGCGCATGATATAGCACAAAAAGCGAGAGCTTATTTTTTAGGCAAAGGAAATATTGATTTATCAGATGTAAACATCACAGTCGTTGAAGCGCTAGCTATCACGAACCGGGATGTTTTTTTGAATATCGAATACGAACGTCGATACGGCTTTGATGTTCGTTTACGTGTGCGCGGCCGTGAGTCGTTTGAAATCGATGTTATTGAAAGCATTGATGCAACAGGCACTATAGAAAGTATTGAAATTAAGGAGGGGATTTAATGCCGTTACAAGACGTTACAGTCACTATTGACATTAAGAAACCATCAGCACTTATCGGATTAGGTACACCGCTGATTTTAGCTAATAAAGCCGGGGAAAGTACCTATAAGGAATATCTTGATTTAGATGGCATCAAAGAGGCATTAGGTCAAGATTCAGATGGTTACAAATTAGCAAAACAAATTTTTGCACAGGGAGATTACAGACCGGAGAAAGTAGCCATTGCAACTTACAGCAATCCAATTACTGCGGTGGCAGTACTAGAAGATTATTTTTATAACGATTGGTATTTTGTAATGTTGGATACCGGTGCAGTTACTGATTATAAGGCGATTAGTGATGCAGTAGAAGCTAAGTCGTTAAAAATGGCTGCACATGTAGTTGATAGCAAAGAAGATTTAGCAATTTTAAAAGCTGGTAAGTATGATCGCACTTGGGTAATTCAACACAATACTATTGCTGAATTGCCACACGCTGCATTAATTGGGCAAGTAGGTTCACGTCCAGTAGGTTCACTTACATGGAAGTTTAAAACGCTCAAGTTTGTAACACCGCAAGAACTTACACCGACACAATTGAATGACATTCATACAGGTGGTGCATTTGCTTATGTAACTAAAGCAGGTATTGACCAGACAAGCGAAGGCACATTAATCAGCGGTGAATATATCGACGTAATACACGGCAAAGATTGGGTGAAATTAAATATTGAACAACAAGTTCAGTATTTATTATCGACTAGCCCTAAAATCCCTTACACAGACAGTGGTATTGCTCAAATTGAGGGCGCTGTACGTACAGTGTTAGAAATTGCCGGACAGAACGGTATTATTGCCACTGATGACGCAGGACAATATCTATATACAATTACTGCAAAAAGTCGAAATGAAGTATTGGCATCGGACCGTGCAGCACGTAAATATAACGGCTTATCGTTTAGTTTCGAGCTAGCCGGAGCAATTCATGAAGCTAAAATTCATGGTGAGATTTTAGTATAAAGGGGGCTTTTTAAATGACAGGACATATCGGCACATATGATGCGCGAAAGGTTACAACGACTGTAAACGGCGTATTCATTACAGGCTACGCAGACGGAACAATGGTCAAATGCTCAAAGGATAACGATAACTTTGAAGCAAGTTCATCGGCGCAAGGGGATGCGGTAGTATCAATCAATGGTGATTCACTTGGTACTGTTGAAATCACATTAAATCAAACATCACCTTCAATCACTACACTAAACCAACTTGCAAACGAACGCACGATGTTCCCTATTTGGGTAAACAGCAACAATGAAATTAAAGAAGTTGTCGGTGGTACTAAGGCAATGGTTACAAAAGTGCCGGACATAGAGCATGGTAAATCTGTTGCGAACCGCGTATACACAATCAAGGTATTTGACTACCAAGTTAAATAAAACGAAAGGAGAGTGGGCTATAAGCTCACTCTTTAAATTTGCAATGAAAAAACGACACATAACAAATCAATTAAAACAAAAAGAAATGGAGCGAAAAGCAATGGCTAAAAAAGGCGAACAAATGGAGTTTGAAACACAAAAAGGACAAAAATACAAATTCCAACATCCTGGTTTACGAGAGTCACTACGTATGCGTGATCGTGCTAAAACAGAGGTCGGAACATCATCTGAATTACTTTATAACGAATTTATGGAACACGTTGTTTTTACTGCTGAAGGTGGCCGTACGAATTGGGATCACTTCGAGGAAAACGGTGGACTATCTGAAGTAATGAAAGCAGCAGCTACATTCCTCTTTCAAGACGTGTAAACCATACGAATATTACAAGCAACAAGTTGAAGATAATTGGTTTTTCTGGCGCCCAGTAATGGAGCGCTTTTTAAGTTTTGAGCGTGCCGAAACAATGACGCCAGATGAACTACATGAATTCAATGCTGCAATGGATGTGTATATCGAACGAAGAAACGCCACGAAGGGAGGATAAAACGTGAGTATTCGTGATTTATTTGTTGAAATCGGCATGGATATTGACGATGGCCCTTTAGGTGAATTAGATAGAAGAATCAATCAAGTTATATCAGCTATATCACGCATGGATTTTAGTGGTTTAAACGACCTGGAGGATAATGCGGAAGATGTAGTAGATAACTTCGATGATTTAGGTGAGATTATCCATGATGTTGACCGTCAATTAAATAATTTAGACGGTGATAACATAAGGGATATCGAAAGAAGTGCTAATAATGCAGATGGCGCCTTTGGTAAATTAAAAGGCACTATCGTTGGTATAGGTGCAGCAGTTGGTGCTTATATAGCTGTTGATAAGATAGTTGATTTTGGTGTATCAGCAATAGAAGCAGCCGCAAACGCTCAGGCATTGAATGCTCAATTTGAGCAAGTATTTGGCGATTTACAACAAAATGCAACCGATACAGTTAATCAACTAGGCGAAAAATTCGGAATGCTACCCAGTCGAATTACAGCACCGCTAACTCAAATGACATCAATGTTTAAGGGATTAGGTTTAGATACCGAAGAATCTATGGGGATGGCTGAAAGGGCTGTTACTGTAGTGGCAGATGCGGCAGCATTCTACGATAAGAGTTTTGAGGATGCCAATGGCGCTTTAAATAGTTTTATTAAAGGAAATTACGAAGGTGGAGAATCAATCGGATTATTCGCAAATGATACACAACTCGCAGCCTTTGCAGTTAAAGAAGGTGTTGTATCTGCGACAAAAGAATGGGCTAGTTTGGATGAAGCTACAAAGCAAGCTACTCGATTAGAATACGCAGAGAACATGCAAGAATTAGCAGGTGCTACAGGGCAAGCAGCGCGTGAGTCTGATGGTTACGAGAACGTAATAGGAAATCTTAAACAAGCATGGCAAGACTTTTTAGCAAAAGCAGGAGCTCCAATACTTGAGCAAGTAGTGTCTATTTTAGATAAATTAGGCACTGCTTTAAGTAATGTTGATCCTGGACCGATTATGGAGTTTTTATCAGCAGGTTTTAGTAAGTTCTCTGTTATAAAAGACGTAATTTCAGCCGTTTACGAATCAATAATGTCACTAGTTTATGATACAGGGGAGATATCGGATATATGGCAAAATCTCGGGGTTCCTCCAGAGATAGCAGATGGTATAGCACACTACTTCGATATTATAGGGTCAGTATTTTCGACAGTAAAAGGAGCTATTACTGATTTTGTTGAAAATGTCGTGATTCCTCTTATACCACAAGCACAAGAATATATCGGTGTTGCATTTGAATATATAGGCCACATAGTAGGTGGGGCCATGAATATTTTCGAAATGACAGCAGGGATTATCAAAGGATTAATTCAAAATGTTATCGTTCCGTTGTTCCCTGTAGCTCAAGAAGTTATTAGTGTAGCGATGGACATTATTTCTCCAGCTTTAAAAATTGGAGGAGCACTTTTTGAAGGATTAACTGCAATAATAAAGTTTTTAGTAACTGAAGTTATTGTACCTATGTTCCCTTTGGCTGTGAGTTCGATTGAAAATGCATGGGCAATACTAAAACCTATACTCAGCGCTATTTCCAAAGCGTTTAATGGCATTGCTGATACAATTGAATGGGTAATGAAGAAGCTAGGAGCAGTCGGAGAAGCAATCAAAAACTTCGACGTTGGTGAAAAGATTAGCGGAGTAGTATCGAAGGTTTCGAGTTTCTTGCCAGGATTTGAGATTGGTCTAGGGCGAGTACCGTTTGATGAAATGCCCGCATTATTACACAAAGATGAAGCTGTTTTACCTGCGGATGAAGCAGATAAATTACGTGATAGGGGAATTTTACGAGGAGACGGCACGCATCCAGAAATTAACCTAGATCAAGCAACACAGTTCGAGCCAGCAAAGGACTATTCAACAACTGAAACTGTTAATAATACATCCAGTAGTACGAAGGTTTCTGCACCTATACAAATTATTGTACAAGGTAGTGATAACCCACAAGAGACAGCGTTTAGTGTGAAAGCTACTTTGGAAGAAATGTTTGGAGATTTATTGAGCGTAATGCCTGTACCAAGGGAGGGATAGTCGATGGTAGAAGAATTAGTTGGTAAGGCTCAATTGAACGGATTGTTAATACATGTCACAAGTGAGGATGCTAACTTTGACGTTGACATTCCTACCCATAAGGTTGAAAAGGGAATTGATTTATCTGACCACGTTGAACGGAAACCAGAGGTAGTTAAATTATCTGGGCTCTTAATTAGACCGACTAATGATAGAGTTGAATCATTAATCAGTAAGCTGAAAAATATAGAGATTAAAGGCCAACTGGTTACGTATGAAGGGCGTCGCATCTACAAGAACATGCTCATGAGTGGCTTATCCATTAAAGCAAGTTCTAAGGTGATGAATGGTTATAATTTTAGCTGCACCTTAACGGAAGTGCGGATTGCTCAATCCTCTTATGTAGCACCTGAAATTAAGGCCGTTACTGCACCTGTTGCAGAGGCAGGACGTAAACAAACTGAAAACAAGAAAGAGAAGGAAGTTTATCACGTTGTTAAAAAAGGAGATACGTTTTCTTCTCTTGGTCAAAAATACGGTACTAAATGGCAAGATATTCAGAAATGGAGTGGCTATGATCCTCAAAAAATACCTGTTGGGGTTAAGGTTAGGGTGGTGTAAGAATGTTAGAATTTGAATATATCGAAATTGAAAAAGCGCTCATTCCCTATCGTTTTGAAGTGGAATTGGGCGCTGAATTATTTTTAATAGAAATACGATACAACGAGTTACATGATTACTTCTCATTAGATTTACAAAAAGATGGGGAGGTCCTAGTTTATAGCGAAAAGCTTATTTACGCTATGCCATTGTTTAGCGAGATATTTGATCATCGTTATCCAGCGCCAACTATCATCCCTTTAGATGAATCAGGGAAAGAAACACGTGTAACGTATGAGAATCTGAACAAAACAGTATTTTTAAAGTTGGTGAACAGCTATGAGTAAATTATTTAAACGATATGTAGAGGTAGTGACAGGTAATTTAAAGTTTAATAATACTGATTTAGATATTGAGTTTGAAGTTCCATTCGATGATGACTTAGAACCTAATATAAGTGAAATTACTATCTACAATTTATCTGAATCAACAAGAAATAAGCTAAAACGCGGTGAAGCTATATTAATAAATGCTGGTTATGTTGAAGATAAAGGATTAATTCTAAATGGTCGTATTAATAGCATAAGTACAACACCATTAGGAGCAGATAGAGCTACAGTAATAAAGGTATTAGATACTTATCCATTCAATGTGAAAAAGACTTTGCAACGTTCGTACAAAGGAAAGATAAAAGCTGATGCCATTCTTAAAGATTTAACGAAGGCGTTAGGTTTAAAAGTAGCCGTACTCAAATTACCAACAAATAAAGTATACGATAAAGGTTTTTCTATCAATGGAGAAGTCTTTAAAAAAATTCAAGATATCGCGAATGATTGCGGAGCATCGGCTTATATTTCAAGGCAGCAAACCTATATCAGACCCATTACAGAGGGTGATAACCATCGATTTATCTTAAGTCCAGATACAGGACTTATTGGCTCACCTGAATACTTTGAGAATGAGCGAAAAGGTGTCATTGTCAAAGGTTACAAAGCAAAATCATTATTGCAACACAGAATGAATACGGCATCTATTATTGAACTTCAATCAATTGTAACGAAGAGTAAAGTTCGTGTGAAGAAGGGAAAACATATTTGCAAAGGTAACTCATTTTATACTGAAGTGGAGGCTGTTTTATGACGAATATGACCGAATTTTTCAGCACTCTTCAACAAGGTGTATTTATGAACTTAAATACTGCCATGCCTTGCAAAGTGCTTTCTTATGATGAGAGTAATCGAAGAGCTAAGATACAACCATTATTCAAAATAAAGGAATATGGGCAAAGCGAAAGTTCTCTGGCTCCTATTGAAAATGTACCAGTATTGTTCCAACGGTATAAAGTGCATAACAATGCACCAATTTCTATAACCACAGATACGGCACCTCACGCTCAATATACAGGTACTGGGGAGCATGTGCATAATGTAATAACTTTTACAGAATCAGTTGAAATGATCCCGGATTTAAGGATTGGTGACATAGTGCAAGTGTTATTTAATCAGCGAGCTATTGATGAAGCGATCAAAGGGAATGATAGTTTCCCTGGTACGTCTCGGATGTTCGATATCCACGATGCTGTTATAGTGGGGGTGTTTTAATGAAAACATTAGCGCTATCTAAGGGTGACTTACTTTTTGAAAATGGAGATTTTAAGTTAGATGAAGGTGAAAAAGAGGTTACTCAGTGTATTGGAATATCATTAGGCACTAACTTAAAAGAGTGGTTCTTAAACGAGGCAGCAGGGCTTGATTTCAAGCGTGTATTAGAAAAATCAACAAAAGAGGAAGCAAGAGCAGAGGTTATGCGTGTACTTTCACAAGAGGAACGAATTAGAGAAATAAATAGCATAGAAATAAAAGATGTCAATAGAATTCGAATGATTGATTATAGTGTAACACTCATCGATGGCACTGTTTTAAGCGAGGAGGTGGTTGTTGGTGGCATTAGATAAGACAGGGTTTAAGAGGAAATCATACAGTGATTTAGTTGATAGTATGTCAGCTAAGGCAAAAGAAAAGTTTGGTGCGGATGCTAATACTACAGAACGATCCGTATTGGGTATTATCATTCGCATTATGGCATGGTTCTTTTCACTTCTTTGGCAAGATACAGAGGATGTTTATCACAGTGGATATCGAAAGACTGCTGAAGGTAATCAGTTAGATATGTTACTACCTTACGCGGGAATTAGCCGTAATTTGGCTGACTTTGCCTACGGACAAATAGAAATAATCGGTACACCAAACCACTTTATTGAAAGTGGTTTTTTAGTGTCTACAGATAACGATATTTATTTCGAAACACTTTATGATTTAACGCTCAATGATGAAGGTAAAGGGTTAGTTGATATAGTGTCCTATGAAGTCGGAGCAAAAGGCAATGTAGGAGCAAATACCATAACTCAAATAGTTAATCCTGACGCAAATATCATTAGCGTAAAAAATTCCAAGAAAACTAGTGGTGGCCGTGAAAAAGAAACAGATTCCGAAGCTAGAGAAAGAGCTGACATTACTGTTGAAGGTATAGGTTCAGCCACAACAGCCGCAATACGAAGTAATCTATTAAAGTTATCAAGTATTCGTGCAGCTAAAGTTATAGAAAACTACAGCGATGTAATAGACCAATATGGAACACCACCAAGAGCGATTCAAACTTTTGTTTTAGGTGGCAGCGATGAAGAAGTAGCTAAAGCTATTCACGAAAAGAAAGCAGGTGGGATACAGCCATACGGAACAACATATGTAGAGGTACTTGATTTAAGTGGAGATACAAAGCAAATAGGATTCACCAGGGCAAATGAGGTAAATATTTATATCAAAGTAAACGTGACTACAAATACGTCATTTACCTCTAATGGTATTAACCTAATCAAATCAGCTCTAATTAAATATGTGGGAGGAACAGATGTTAGTAATAACACTTATGCCGGATTGAACATGGGTGATGATGTAATAGTGTCACGATTAATCGCTAGAACTTATAGTGTTGACGGTATTGAGGACGTTGCCATTGAGGTATCTACAGACGGTTTAGTTTACAACGATTCAAATGTATCAGTCGGCTTACAAGAAGTTGCTCAAACACATTTTAATAACATTGAGGTGGCAGTAAATGTTTAGTACAAAATCAATTGTTAAACGATTTGCTGATTACTTTGATAATACACCAGATTCGAATATTACTAAATTAATGAGTATCTTCGCTGCTGAAGCTCAAGAAGTTAAAGCAACAAATGACCGCATTAGGAAATGGAGAAACATAGATGATGCCGAAGGAGCTGGACTTGATTTAATAGGTCAAAATGTTAACCAACCTCGTGGCGTAGCGAATGATGAAGTATATCGTATCCTATTAAAGTCAAAAATTGCTCGAAATCTGAGTGATGGAACTATCGATACCATAATACAAGTATTGGCTATCGCATTATCAGTCGAACCTAAGTTGATAAGGATTAAGGAAAAGTGGAACGATCCAGAGGAACCAGAACCTGCTGCAATTAAAGTCATTGAGTTACCATTAACAAAATTAAATGAGGCAGGACTTGATCCTACAAACTTCGTTAGGATTGTTCAAAGGACCGTAGCTGCAGGTGTTAAGGTTGGTGTTATTGAACTTACAGGAACTTTCGAATTTGGTGATATAACAAACACTATCGACAACAATAAAGGCCTAGGAGATATAAATGATGAGGTAATAGGGGGTTACTTTGGTGCTGTCTATACACCTTCGCAAGACAATGAACTACCGATTTAAAGGAGAGTGAAGATTATGGTAAGTGCATTACCTGTTTGGTTAAATCAAGGTGTTGAACCACCTGAAAGCTTAAAAACAACAGGATGGCAACCTGGTATGAAGCCATCAGCTCAACACATGAACTGGTTATTTAACCGTTCTTACTTAGTGCTAAAAGAACTACAAGAAAATGGTGGTATAGCAGATTTACAACTACAAGTAGATGAATTAGAAACTAAAGTTACTGCACATTTGGAAGAAATTATGCCCCATAAGTTTTTAGATAACGGTAAGTGGTATCGGTGGGGGTTTCGAACAGTAAACGGAGATCCTGAATTTATATACGAGGAGGTTCTGTAGTTGGAAGTATTAAAAATGGCTACAAAAACATTGCAGTTAGCAATCCAATCGGCAGTTGATGGAGTTAGAACAGTAGTTGATGCAATTAAATCAACTACAGATAGCACAGCAACTAAAGTTAATGCGATTGATGTTAAAGTAGGATCATTGTTAGATGGACGTGTTGTAAAAAGTGTTCAAAGAGGCACAAGTCTTATGACCTCAAACAACGGTGGTAGTAATGCTTTAATGTCTGTTAGTGCAGTTATCAGTCCTGTTAACATGAGTAAATCAAAAGTCGAGTCTACATTTCATTTTCCTTTAGGTCCTTATTCGTTTGAATATCATTTGTCAAACACATTAGTAAGTAGTACATCAATAAAATTTCAAATGTATATGTTGGCTCCTGCTAGTGCTTACCAAGCTCATATATCCTGGCAGATAATAGAATTTTATTAAAGGAGGAGTGATTAAATGTTTAAATACGCGCAATTAGATGGTGCAAATATTGTAGTTGGTATAAGTCAACTAAGTGGTGTAGTAGATGCCAATAATATGATATTAATAGAGGATAAAGAGGTTGTTTTAGGTAGTTCTTATAATCGAGAAACAGGTGAATTTATGAACCCTATTATGCCTGAACCAGTTGAACCTCAACCGACAATTGAAGAAAAAATCTTAGCAGAAAATCAGTATCAGACGATGTTACTAGAATTAAATTCAGTAGGAGGCGCTTAATATGAGCACATACGAATTATGGGAGAAAATGATTAAAGGTAAGGTTTACACAAAAGACACAGCTACTAAACGTGTATCAATGATTGGGCCGTTATTATCTGATAATGAATTTCAATCGCTAGTTGCATTAATCGGCACTGTTTATGGTGAATAATCGTCCCATATTGTTCAGTAACTTCCCTACCAAAAACAACAAAAACTTATCAAAGGGATTCGATTTACCATTGTCGAATATTGTATGTTGAAGGGAAGGTGATTTAGATGAGACATGAAGCAATGGAATTCGAAAGGCAACATTACAATGCTATGGTAGAACGTTATCAAAATGAAGCTAATAAAAAAAGCCATGCATTAGAAGTGAAAAAAGAAAGTTTAAAAATATTACAAGAATTACTTAATCAATTAGATTTCAATCCATCAAAGACGATTATCCGTGAGGATATTAAGTCTTGCGAAGATGAAATAAATGAATTAGAGAATGATATTCGTTACGCAGAACATCAATTAAAAATATTCTCTATAATTGCTGAAAAAGTAAATGAACTCAAGTGATGATTTAAGCACTCTTACTAAGAGTGCTTTTTTATGTGCTATGAGAACAATCGAGAGGGGCAACGGTACATGTTACTGAATCTCGATGGTTCTCATGGCTTTTTATTTTGAATAGGGCAAAGGATTGGTGATGTTATTGGAACACGTAACAACGGTAGAGCACCGCCTAGCGGATCACGAAAAACGATTGCAGTTTTTAGAGAAAGAAAACATCAAAAAAGGTAAACAGCTTGAAAACATTGAACAAAGTTTTGTGAAATTAGAAAATACAATA